TATCACAGCATATACGAAAACGAAATATTTGTCAAGAGCCGTTGTATTTGGCACGAAAACACACTGCTGGACTTTTTCCGTAGTCAACTGATTGCCCTGGGGTACACTGCCGCAGACGACAGCAACAAAACATGGCGTCGAGGTGATAAAACTGTGGTGGTTTGTTTGGTAGATGATTTTACCACCTGCAACACCAACTATGAGCTCAAACTGCCTTACATGTTTGACCGCGACACTGTGGTCATAACAGACACCTGGTGCGGAGCACCCACACAGTATCAAGTGGCACGATTGCCTGACAGTTTTTTTGGCATCTATGCATACCGACCCCAACGCCTGCCTTGGAAACCTCAACGCAGATTCAATTTTGCAGTGAATCGACTGGATGCTAAACGCATGTTGATGTTGCTGGAATTGCAGTTGAGATCTGAAGATCACCCTGCTGACCAGGATTACATCAATTTCAATTGCTGGTCATGGGACGGTGACAACGCCACTGTTGAGGGGCTACAAGACAATTTTCAACGTCAATACCAACTACTGGAATCACCATACAATGAAGTATATGAACACACTTACAATAGACTGATTGATAGAATGCCTTATCTCAATCACACACTGAGTCAGGCCGAAGTGCACCAGTCAGCCTGGATAAACATTGTGATGGAAACTTACAGCAGTGACAACACTGTGGCCTTGAGCGAAAAAACATTTAGAGCACTGTGTTTGCCTGTGCCTTGGCAACTGTATTCAGGACGACACACCGTGGCCCGTTTGGCCAGCCTGGGGTTTGACACGCTTGCAGACACAGTCACGCACAGATATGATAGCATGATTGAAAATCGCACAGCAGCTTACGGCGACAAAATGGTAGACTTTTTGTTTGAAGCTACTGAAAATACACAACAGTTTCAGCAACAAGATATTGCTGATCGATGTGCTCAAGCAGCTGAACACAACATTGCACTGTTACAATCAATGCAACAACAATGGCCCACAGACTTTGCAGCCTGGTGGCCTGGTGTACTAGAAAAATTGCAATGACCATTGAACAAGCATTGTCAGACAAATTTTGCATGTTTTACAAGGGCGGAGTAGACCCAACATTATTAACTCCCGGCCAGTCGTTGGAAAATTCGTTGAATTATGTAAATTATTGTTTACATACCTTAGGAACCAACATTGCAGAATGGCCTTGGGGAGATCAAGACGAAGCCACACGCTTGGTCAGAGTCAATTGGATTTATCAAAATTTACAACAAGAACCAATACGAAAACCTATTCTAATAGATCATTTGCACAGGGTCATTTGCGGAGATACCAGACTTATGGCGTTGTTTTTGTTGAAAGATCTCCTAACTGTAAATGTTGTGATGGTTTGCCCAATACACATGCAAGATCAATATAATCAATGGATTCAGATACACAACAATCAAGATTTAATACAGGCCACAAATTTTGAACCAAATGCACATGTTTTGGTTGGAGCAGACAGTGCCGGAATCAGCTGGTTAGAAATTGGGGACCAAAGCACTGCTCATCATTTGCATGATCATGACACAAGAGTTGTCATGATGACCAATTATCTAAAAACCCAATCTGCAGATTTTGAAATAACCAAGCAGTGGTGCACTGACTCAATTGACTGGTTGAAATTTACATGACTTTTGATTATTCGGAATTTTTCCAAAAAGTTCTGACAGATCTAGGCTATGATGTAGTCGGGGTCTGGAATGCATTTGATCCTCCGTACAATCATCATTATGGTTGGCCACTAAAATTACCTGATGTCGAATTTGGCCCACGCACATTGTTGGTCATGCACTTTCAAGATTTTGTTACTATTCAGAATGGCCGAGTCGTTGAACTTGATCAAGTGGCCCGACACTACGGCAAGCACGCCAATCAAGTGTTGGTAACTCATATGCATCCAGATTTAGAAAAATTCTATACCGGCCCTGTAAACTTGATTGAATTTAGCAATCATAATTATAGAGAAATCAGCAGATTGCGTGACCGATGGTCTGAATGGAAACACATCTTGGAACAGCCTCGTACACAGGCTTGGCAATGTCTCAATGGCAGGATGTGTGATCACCGTAGGCGTGTGGCCAATATATTGTGCGACTGGCCCAATGGCACCTTGAGTTATGGCACTGCAATACCCTTGGACAAATGGGCATACGACACTTATCGTGGAACAGAAAATGACGAAAACTTTGTTAGACTTGGCAAGATTTACGGCTCTTGTGCAGTAAACATAGTGACAGAAACTTTGTATGATCATGCTCCTGGATTGTTTTGTGAAAAAACTTTGTTTGCTATGCTAGCTGAACAAATTCCCATTGTGATTGGCAGTCAAGGATTAATTTTCAGTTTACGAGATCGAGGGTTTGACATGTTTGACGACTTGGTTGATACATCGTATGATTGTTTGTCCAATGAAACACGGTTGACGGCAGCACTTGAATCAAATCAAGATCTCATTGTTGGTAAAATAGATCTTGCACCTTATCGTGATAGATTACGTGCGCAAAGAGAATTTGTGTTGAATGATTATCCTGCCATAATGGAACTGCGTTTTATTCGTGACTGCAAACAACTCAATAACTCAAACTGGTGATGAACCGTTGCATGTCTCCATGCAGTGTGGCCATCATGGCTTCGCGACTGCCAAACATCACCAGTTTGTTTAGTTTGCGATTGTTTACCATGTAGTAGGGACAAGTCATGCGACGATCCAGGGCCAGCAAGTTCTTGGGAGTCAGCAACTTCTCTGGCAAATCAAATGTGTAACTGCTGAGTTCCAGCAGATTCTCAAACACATAAAAGCCTTCGTAGGTGAGTCTCAAGCCACTATCATCTCTAATGTTCTGCCACCATGTGACCATGGCTTCTTCAAGAGGCGGTGAATCAGGATAACGTGTTATCAGTTCCTGTGTAAGAGTGAGTTTATTGAGCATTGGGATAGATCTTATCCCCTTGTGTTAACAGCACAACTGAGAACTTGTCTGTTCTAAATTGTGTGTTGAGTTTGCGAGCCAAGTTGATGGCATGTCCAGGGTTGGAAAACGATACTTTTTTGTATTTAGGACCAGGAAATTGTGTGAGCAGGTTGCTGGTCTTTAGGTTGATGGGCTTGGAGTCAAAGAACACCGCCCAGACACCTTCTGAGGCCAGCACTTGTTCTGTCTTGTAGGTTTGTTTGTTGGTGTGCTCAATCAGCACTGTTGGCTTTGGTCTTGACATATCGAACTCCGCAGTTATTTATGCCAATAACTATGCACTTTTAAAACTACCTCCAGTTATTTGCACTTCTACTATTTCTGCACCACGTGCCTGCTGTTCACGCAATTGTTCCAGTGTAAGCAACAATTTGGTTATGTCTGCGTGTAAGTCTTTGGCATCACGCATGGGCATCATGAAGTCTTTTTGCCCACGTGCTTCATGTGCTTTGACACTATCCACAAATCGGTGTATATGCAGACTCATTTTCTACGCAGGAACGGTACCATGTTAGGAGCCACCCAACCCACAGGTTTCAAAACTTTGCCATCTTCACGCTTGCGCACCTTGCCAGTTTCACGATCAATCTTGTTGAAGTTGGTGGCCATGACTTCTTTCCATGCACCTTCAGCATCAAAGCCGGCTGAGTGAATAGCACCGATTGTGACCACAAGGATGTCAATTAGCGCATCCAGTTCTGCTTCCATGTCATGTGCTTCTTGAAGTTCGCGGAATTCTTCCGCAATCAAACTCTTATACATAGTGTACTGAGATTCATTCATTGCGTCCACTGACTGGTCGCATGCTCGCATGAATTTTTCTTGATCACGAAAGGGATTTGTCACGTGCTGCCTCCTGAGTATGAAATGGTCCTTGATATTGATAGCGTTCTAACACAATTAATTTTGGGTTGCGAATCAGTTTCCAACTACGATGTTGTTTCACAGCATACCAACCTGCGGCATACCATGACTTGGATTTGTTTTCTTTGGTGAACAGTGGTAACCGGTGTTTGACGTCCCACATGGGGTTGAATGCTCTACAACCTGTTTCAAATCCATGCACTTGGTCTGGCGCGGGCTTTGTGATTTTTTCAGGTGGTGCAAATTCAATGTTGGCTCGCTTGCGCACCATGGGAATGGTTTTGAACTTGCCTACTTGATCATTGATGCGCACAGTGTAGCCGTCATCCTCAGCTTCAACTACGCCGACCTTGCGGTCATTCTGCTTCAAGATCCAATACTTTTTATCCACTATGGGTTTGGCTTCGATCATCTAATACTCCTTTGTATGTTTGATTCAACCAGCGACCAATGGCATCTGCATAGTCACTGAGTTTGGTGAGTTCGTACTTGCCACAGAATCTTAGGAAGTGTGCACCTACCATGCCCACATCTCTATGGCTAATCTGCTCACGTATGGCTTCGTCTACCACAGCTTTGATCGCATCGGGCTGTGCTGTGAGATCAATCAGGGTGCGGTTGCGTTCATAATCTTCTAGCACCTTGTGTTCTGCCTGCTCATGATCCATCCAACGTTGCAACATGAGATTGTTCCATGCATAGCCACGACGGTCACGATCTTCAAATGCTTCCGTCAGTCCCACTTGATTCTTTGTGCCTTTTACTCTCACACCAGGATAGGCTGAGAACACATTGTCACCGGGGTCGCCTCGCATGCACTTCAAGAACAACACCCATTTCTGATAATCAAGAGGTGGTACAAAATTAGCGTCGGCTTTGCCAACCTTGATCTTGCTGTTGCTTTCAATAGTGAATGCCAAGTTTTTGCCTTTTGCGTCTGTAACACCAGCAACACTGAACAAGTGATCGTTGATACCATTGTACAATTTTACATTGGGTGCAATCAACTGCACAAAGTCAGAATCTGAACTGACAATAACGTGTTCGTCTTGGGGGTGTAAAGCAATCCAACGTGCAATGATGTCATCTGCTTCTGCTGTGGCACAACGAACAACACTACAATTGGTTTTTGTAGACAAGTATTTAGTCAGCTCATCATAGGTTTCCCAGAACAGCTTGTCCTCTTCTGCTTCTGACTCGCTCATTTGCCCACGTGCCACGGCACGATTGGCTTTGTAGGGCTTGTAGTGATCTTTGCGCCAGCTACGACCTTCCAGTGCGAATACCACATGATCAGCGCCCAAATCACGTGCCACTTTGTTTGCACTCATTAACGTTAAGTGCAGGGCAAAACCCAGTTTGGTCCATGTGTCTGCGGCACGGTGCGCATGGTGTCGCGCACGGAAAAACATGTTGGAAGTATCAATCAGTAGATAGCGCATTTGTGTTCACCAAGTTGTTTTGCTTGATGTATTGTAACACATAGTTGGCCCAAAAGCAATGGCCTTTGGCATCAAAATGGTATGAATTTGGGGTGACCCACTCAAAACCGTTGCTGATCAACACAGAGTTATAACTCAATTCACGATCATATGGACCAATGTAGTTTTTACCAAAATCTCGTTTGTTGGGGATATCACTGAATGTGCTCCAGCCATTGTAAAACAAATGTGTTATTTTTCGGTCTAGCAGTTCAACATGCAAGTCCCAGATTTTTTTGTACCATTCTTGAGTCTTTGCCCAATAGTCATGATTGGTCACATATTCCTTGTAACGCAAGTGCAAATCTGTTGGAACCCAGTCTGTACCAGATGCGTTGACTTGATACCAAGTTCCATTGTGCAACCACTCTTCTCGTTCCCAGGTTGTCCATTGTATTACAACAACGGTGTTAGATAAATCAGTTTGTGAATTCAGCCATTGCCGAGTGGTGCGTAATATACGATCATTGCTGGACCCAGATTCTGCATCACATACTAGATCTGCGCCCAGTTGTTCAGCAAGTTGAGTACACCAACTGGCCGCTAGATTTGCAGGATGCGGACGGCGATCTATTCCTGCCCGGCCATCATCCTTTGCAAAACAATTAGGTACCACTGCTTCTGCGGCCGCAGTGTGACTGCAACCATTGGCGTACAAGATCATGGAGTAGACAGTATTTTGTGACTTTCCGCTGCCACCACACGTCTGCGCAGGCTGCTACTGGAGAAAGAATGATCACGACCGTTGAATACAATATCAATACCGCGATCATAGCATTCGTCCCTGCCGGAGAAATTCTTCTCTTCGTATTCCACACCAAGGATACGAACATCCAAAGGCAGGATCAACAACAAGTCCACCAAGTCTTGTTCAGTTTGGTAAACCACAACTTCATCCACATAACGACAAGCCGCAAGTTGGATCTGTCGTTCCACAATGCTTTGTATTGGCGAGTTTTTGGTTTCAGGTCTGTCAATAGTGGGGTCAGTTTGCAGGCCACAGATCAAATAGTCGCAATGATTTCGAGCCTCACTCAGCATGGCAATATGACCAGCGTGTAGCATGTCAAATGTGCTGAAAGTGATACCAATCTTTTTGCCCTGGGCTTTGAGTTCTTTGATGTGATTAAAAATCATTTAACTGATCTCCGTGCGTCCGTCGCCAATGTCTCGAGTGTGTACATAACCACTTACTGAGTTGCGCATGGCTTGGTCCTGTTCCCATGTTTCCATCACAACGTGTCTGCAGACATTTTGGAACCAACGATCCACAATGTCTGAGTCTGCGTCTGTGGGCTTCATCATGTAGCCGGCCTTGACCAGGCGAGCAATGAATATTTCATTCCAGTCCAATTCAAATGCACCTTGGTGCAAGTTGTTGGGATCAATGTCCATGGTCACAATAGCCACATACGGCTCGTTGTTTTCTGTGGCCTTTTGCTTGGCAGACTTTTCAGGTGCCTTGGGCACACGGATAACTTTTTCTTTTTCCTCTTTAATAGGAGGCGTTTTCTTTTTTGTTAACCAATCCCACATTTCAAATGCTCCATCTAGTATCATTTACCCCACCCGTTGCCCCAAAGGTCAACGTGTAATCGTGGACTGTACCAGTAGCCACGTTTGAGTGCTTCGTCAGCAACATTGATCCTGTTGCCATCATATACCGAAACAACACCGCCCACAGGCATCACAAACACAGGGCCACCAAATTCACGCAAGCGATATTCATCCACCGCCCGATCCAGTTCATCAAAGTCTGAGATCTTTTCCACAACAAACTTGAGATAGGTCACACCATATGTTTCATAGTCCCAGACCACGTCAGGCTTGATGGCATCCTCCCATGACTCACCTGACACTGATAGTTTAGGGCTAACACTAAAGGTAATCTCACCAAACCAGTTGCGCAAGTAATCTTTAAAGTCTCGACTCAAGTCCTGAGTACCATTGGTTTCGAATGTGATGTGTCGCAGTCCACGTTCGTGTAACACATCCAACAGTTCGGGATAGGCACGTTGCCAACCTAACAGCGGCTCGCCTCCGGTAATAACCAAATGCACAGGATTGCCATTGGGTTGCAGCCAGTTGCCATTGGGTAACAGTGCTGTCATTTTGTCCACAAGTTCTTCCACTGTGTATGTGGGACTCAAGTGTTTGAAGTCAGGATGCCATGACGCATAACTGTCACAGCCTGTGTTCACCAATGGCAGTTCTTCAAATGTTTTGTACAATTCCACAGTCTTGGCCACTTCATCTGCTTCCGTGCTCCGCTCTCCTGGTTTGCAACCAAACCCTGAACAGGTAAAGTTACAACCAAACATGCGTAAAAATACACTGGGCACACCAACATAGCGTCCTTCGCCTTGTGCTGAATAAAATAATTCTGATACTTTGAGTTTCATAGTCTTGTTACCTTTGTCATTCCTGTCTTCTTAGGATCTTTATTTAGATTAATACTTTGTTCATGCATTTTAACACGAGTTTCTGTTTTTGTCACCCAACCTGGTAATACTGCATCCAAATAGGCCAAATGCTCTTCAGGACTGGGGTGTGGATCTGCGCCAGGCTTGGGCCAGTTGTTTACGAACACAGTTTTATCATAGCCTGGTAATATACTGTCTAATACATTGCTGTACAATCGCATGGCATCTCTGTGCAAACTGACGTCATCATCAGGTGCAGGTCGTGCCATGAGTTCTACCATGCTGAGAAAACGCCAGGTCAGCCCCGGGCGATTTTCCAAAAGTGTTTTTACTGCCTTGATGTATGCCAAGTCTCTGATCAAATACCCTCGTTCATCATAATGATCCTTTAGATACTTAGGTTCGTATATAGGGCAGTTGAAAATATTGCCCAGGGTATGCCAACGCCCTGAAACATAACGATCATCTCGGTTGAAATCTGTCCAGCATACTATAACAGTGTCGCCAGCACCAAACTGATGCCGCTGATCTGCCTCCATCACACTGTTGAAGATGTAGTGATTGCCACCACCGGCTTGGCCCCAATTTTCAAAGTAGTCAAACTCTGGTGCCAAACAATCTGCCCAAGTACTCCAACGATAGTTGGTAAAACTGCATCCAAATGCAAACAGTCTTGACATCACGCCACTAGTTGTTTTTTCTTTACTGAAAAACTGCCTTGTGCTTTGGCAGCACCTGCACCTCGGCGTGCACCTTTGGAGTCTCCGCCACTGACGCGATCCACTGTGGCTTTACCAAAGTTTCTACGCCTTGCAAAGTAAAACAACTCCAAGAATCTATTGAAACTCATGGTCTTGTCCTCAGGAAAGTCCAAGCGGTACACAGTTTTATTTTCTGTTAGTGGTCGATTGAAACTTAAATATTCCCAGATGTTGAAGTCCAACTCCAGGTTCATGGGATATTGATTTCTATCATCATATTTGATATAGTAACTTCTCTGCAGTTTCATCAAGCTAGCCAGTAGATTGGCCGGCAAGTTGTAACGTTCTAGGAACTGTTCCAGATGATCATACAGTTGCTCAACTTGATTTTCCTGGTGCATGTTCATGGACGTGCGATGTATAATGTTCCAGCCATGAATTTCTACGCCAATCTTGGGATGATTGATACGGCCAGTCATCATCCAGTTGTTGAAATACATACGAGCTTCTGCTTCTTCTTTCTTTACCCAGTCATTGGTCATAAAGTGTGCAAACAATTCTTCGTAGTAGTCGTTGTAACTAATACCTAGATACTTGTGGATAAAACGTGCAACCAAGGTGGCAAAGCCGTTGATATGAAACGTGGTCTGGAACCAACTAAAGATCTGTGCATCCAACATCACTGGAGTGGGCATGTCCTTGGTGCCTGTGATAACGTCAATGCTTTCTTCAATGTGTTCCACACTATAGCTGCCAGCAAAGTAATCTGTCACAGGTTGGCTGGTGATCTTGAACAGTTTTTTCTGCAACAGGTTCATTTCAGCATTTTCCAACAACTGTGCTTGGAATGTTGTGATGCCAGTGTGCTGATTCAATTCGTACAAGGCATAGAAGTTTTTCTTCCATGTCTCAAGTGTTTCGCCAGGCAGGCCCAGGATCAATTCTGTGTATGCAGGAATATTGCGTTGGTCACACAGCTCAAACACTTCGTTGAGTTTGTTCATTTCCATGTTCTTGCGACGAATGTTTTCCAACACATCATGGTCCAGACTCTGTACACTCAGTGTGAGACCTTGGTTAAACCCCCGAGCATCCAACAGTTTTTTCACAATGTCGATCACTTCTTTCTTTTGGTTCTTGGCCCATGCTACACTGAATGTTCTTGGTGAGCCAAACTTTTCCTGCATCTCAATAATTTTGTCAGCTATCATGCCATCACGTTCAGGATACATACCAAAGTTGGCATCAGTGATTGAGATCCAATCAAAGTTGCGGCGAGCCATCCATTCTAGTTCAGCAAACACACGTTCCAGTTCAAATTTCTTAACCTTGTTGTAGGTCAAACTACCCCAGTCGCAAAAGGTGCAAGCATAAGGACAACCACGATTGGTTTCCAAAGTACCTTGCCAGGTCACTTCGGGATGGTCTGCAATCATTTGATCAAATATGCCCGACAAATACGGACTGGGTACCTGGTCCAAGGTATCAATGCGTTCGGCATCTTGTGTTTTTACAGCAACACCGTTGCGATTGATCAACAGTCCAGGCACTGACTCCCAGTCGCCTTGTTCAAAATGTTCTAACACTCGCTTGAATGTTATTTCGCCTTCATAACAGATAACCAGATCCATGAATGGTTCTTTGACAAAAAGATCAGGATCTGTGATGGCTACTTCGGGACCACCAAACACTGTCAACACACCGGGATTGATTTCCTTGATACGTCGAGCCAGCGCATAATTGTAGCGATGATTCCACACGTATGTACTGAACGTGACCATGTTGTTTTGCGCCAATCGTTGTGCCAACGGTTCTAACGCATCTCTACGCCATATCCACTCAGTCACTGAAAAATTATCACGCACCCAGGGATCCTGCAGTGAATAACTCCATACTACACCTGCTGAATAAGGCAAGTAGTATGCGTTGAATTCTTTTGGCCCTTGTTGAAAGTTGGGCTGAACAAAGGCTATTTTATATGTCATCCTGTATTTAAGTCATTTAGCAAAGTGCCGGTGCGGATTGTCAAATTGTACCATTTGCTTATTGACATCATTCTGGGCTAGTTTTTCCCAAGGATCCTGTGTGCCTTTAAAAATGTTTTGAAAGAATTCAGTGCTAATACCTTGATTGTGCATGTATGTGGCCAACTTAGCACAGTCTTGATGCCTTAATTCAATTTGTGTTCGACTGTGAAAATCTGCTTCGTCAAATGGGCGTCCTTCTAGTGATGCACGTTCACGGAATGTGTCATCATTGTTGTTGCCTGTGATGTCAGCACGGTCATGCAACACCCAAACAGGTATGCGTTCCCAGATATCCAGCATGTAGGCCTGTTGACTGAGCCAGCCATCTTGTACTGAATGCGGTGAGATATAACCCAGCAGTTCATACCATTTACGTGGCAGGATAGGGAAGATACTGTAGGGATGATCCAGGTGAGTATGAAATGCCAGCAGTTTGAACTGACCTTCACGGTTCATGATCTCTGTGTCCCAACCTTGTGTTTCCATCACAGCATCATCGTTCCAGATCATTAGCCAGCGAGCATCTGTGTGTTCAGCCATCTTGTTGTTGTAGATGTGCAGCCTATGATAGCCTTGACGTTCAAACTGCATGGCAGTGTACGTGAGTTCTTGTTCGTCCAACCACGGTTGTAGTTCCGTCTTGAAGTATTCAGTGCCTGCCGTATCATCGTCGTCAAACGCAAACATCAACTGCAAACGTTCTGGATGATCTGCAAATTTGATCAGGCTGCGAACACTGCGACCAAGGCTTTCGGTGCGGCCTCGAGTGGCCAATAACATGGCAATATCATACTCAGGTGTCATGCAAACAAGTCCTCATTCCATTCTCTATGACCTTCGCGGAAAGCCATGTTAGCCTGTGTCTCACGTACTTCTACACGATAGCACCAAAGACGTTCGGCTTCTCCAGCACCCCACATGTCAGGAATGTAAACACCGTTGACATACCGGTACAATTGATCTGCCAATCCTTCACAGCCCAATTTAGGCAGGATGGTTAATTTAGCAAGATTACGGCGTTGCATTTCCTGGTAGAACTCCAGTTCAGGATCGTCTTCTGCCACCAGCAGGGTATGATCAAATTGGCTTTCCAACACTGACTTGAGTTCTTTGAGACCGCCATAATCAGCAGCCCAGTTACGTGCGTCCAAGTTGTCTGTTCCAAAGTAGAACTTCATTGAAAATGAATAGCCGTGAATCAAATTGCAATGACTGTCTGCCCGCCACTGACGATATGCACATGGAAATGCATCGTGGTACTCTTTTGTACTGGTGTATTTGTATTGTCTTGCTGACATCCAACGGTGACCTACTTCGTATTGATCTTGTGACATGCTTTATCTCCTATGTTAATTTTAGCATAGGCAGCAGAATTTGTATAGCGGGATGATGCTCAAAGGCCGCTGAATTGTACTTATGTTGGTTGTTGATAGCCACCAGCTTTATAGTTGGCCTGTCCAAAGATCACTCCGCGAACGCCACCCACAGGATCAGCACAGTCGCCTGATCGTCTGGGAATCAAATGCACATGTGGATACATCACAGTTTGTCCAGCGGCTGTGCCCATGTTGATACCTATGTTGAATGCGTCACATTCACCAGCATCGACCATTCTACGACCTTCACGCATGGCTGTTTCAAAACAGTCTTGGATCACAGCATCTGTATTGTGTTTGGGCACAAACAACAAATGTCCACGAGTGACAGGATATCTATCACGAAACACTGCAACATGAAAGTCAGTCAAGTGGTTGACTGCTAGGTCCCAGGGTGCAACTTTTGCTTGTTGTGCCTGTTCTAATGTTTCGTACTTGATCACTTATTGGGATCCTCAGCAAGTCCGCGCCACTGTTGAATACTGTCCTCACTCCACTTTTGCCCGTCCCAGTCTGCATAAGTTGGAAATGGCCAGTGTGGAATTTTGTCGTCGGTAATTTGGTAGCGACCTTCACGCACAGGATTAACATCTGATGGGAACCATTCAGTCAGTGGTGGTTCAAGTTTGTCAAGTTCTACAGCCGGATCCCATTCTGGTTCAGGAATGACATTGCCATCGGCATCCAACACCGAGAACTCTTCACCGGTGTCTCGGTTCACCAACTTCAGCGGACCTTGAAAATGGTACTCGGTATCATCGTTTGACCAGCCCAGTTCTTCCATGCCTTCGTACCAGTTTTCGTCCCAGGCTGCTTCAATCTGTTCACGTTCCTCTGCTGACACAGAATCTGGGTATTCCCAATTGCCCCAGCAACCATCATCCAAGCTGTCCAGTTCCCAGTCATAGTCTGCTAGTTCATAGCCGTCTGGGTTGCGCAAGTCAATGTCGGGCTGCTCGTCGCTTTCACAGTAGAAAGTGCCCCAACGATAGCCTTCAATTTTCTTGATGGTAACGCCATTCTTGTACCACAGTTGTACTTCGATGGCGTTCTTTTTGTATTCAGTTGATAGTTCCCACGTTGCCATGATTACTCCTTTCTACCACCAAACAATTGTAGTAGATTCAAAAACAAGTTGATAAAGTCCATGTACAAGGTCAATGCACCACGTACTTCTGCACTGTCACTGGTCTCCACACTGAGTTCTTCGCGAATCTTTTGTGTGTCATAGGCAGTAAGTCCCAGGAAGATTATGATAGCCAATGCACTGATAACCATTTGCATTACAGTTGATCCAATAAAGATGTTCACAATGCTGGCAATGATGATGGCGATCAAGCCCACAAACATGAACCGGCCCACACTGTCAAGGCTGCGTCGGGTAAAATAGCCATAGCCACTCATCACACCAAACAAAATGGCTGCGCCCATGAATGCACTCACAATTGATCCCATGGTAAACACTGCAAAGATCATGCTAAAACTCAAGCCCATCAAGGCAGCAAATCCGTGTAAGCACAACTGTGCTGTGGATTTTGTAGGGTTATTGGCCAACACATAACTCACACCAAATATGGCTGCCAAGGGTGCAAAGATCACAATCCATTTCAACACGCCAGTGAAAAAGAATTGCAACAGTTCTGGTGTGGTACCAATCCAATAACTGATCAGCATACTGACCAGAACAGCCAAGCTCATGTGTCCATACACACGACCCATGGCCGAATTAATTTCTTCTGCTGAACGATAGTTTATAACATCGTTGTCATTGTAGTTTGCGCCAAACATAACGTCTCCTTAAGTATCAATTTCCATTGAGTTCCACTCTTTGACCACGTCAAGCATTTCTGCTTCTGTGTTACAAAGAATCTTGGCACTTTTCCAATCGTTTTCGTCATCACGTCCGCCCACTTCCACCATGAAACCGTTGTCGTAACGATTGATGGTGATTGATTCATTTACTTTGCTTAGTTTGGTTAATTTTGCCATGACTTTTCCTTTAAGTTAATTCTACCACTCTATATTGGCTAGCAGGATAGTGTTCCTGCAACCACTCCAACAACCCTGGTTCCCAAGGCAGTCGAATCTCGCCTGTGATGTTTGTGATAATCATCTTGGTGCAAACTCCTGTTGTAGCTTGATATTGTCCATGAACTCTTTTTTCACACTGTCATCGTCTTTGAACGCACCACGCAACACAGTGGTTTGTGTTAGGCTGGAGTGTGCCATGATGCCGCGATTCTCACAGCATCCATGCACTGCTTGAATGTAAACGCCCACATCTTTGGATGCAGTTGCTGCCATGATCTCATTGGCTATGTCAATGCACAGTTCTTCCTGTAGTGTACCACGACGGGCACACCATTGTGCAATGCGGGTGTACTTACTAAGACCAATCAGTTTCTCTGCCGCAATAATGCCAATATAAGCAACCCCAGCAACGGGTTGGTGATGATGACTACACATACTACGAAGTTCACTGCGAACCACGAGCATGCCTTCGTAACGGTCTGCTGAATCATTTGGAAACGCTGTGCAATCTGGTGCTGGTTCATATCTTCCTGCCATTATTTCGTTGAAATACATTTTAGCAAGACGTCTTGCTGTGCCCTTTGAGTTAGGATCGTTTTCTCTATCAATCAGCAGTGCATCCAACACACCCTCAAAAGCCACAGTGGCTTCGTCAATGAGTTTTTCTTTGATGGCATCACTCATATAATCGCTGATGTTGTCGCCGGCCCAGAAGCGGCGGCCTCGGGCAGTCATTTGTTCTCTAAGTACTTGTGATAGATTCTTTTCTTGCATTGTTACTCCAGTGTGTGATTGTACACTATTTAGATCTTGCAGTCAAGTGGTTGAATAATCAAACTCTAATATAGCATTGAAAACCTGTCGTCTGTTTGTTCGAAAGTACTCATGCAGCAGTTCAAAGTTGGCTGCTAATCTTGGTTGCAGTTGTTGACGCAGTGCTTGACAATCTGCCAAACTGTATTGATCATTGAGTTGGCTGATTAGATCAAATACGGATTGATGTCTTTGGGTTTCATCCAGTATGGCATCATATTGGTGACCACCAAGTATGTCATCAAACGTATCAAACCCCAATTCCCTGACATGTTTGACCAATCCTGGCACACCATACCATATGGGAATCTGACGTTGCATTATGGCCTTCCAAGT